CGTCTCGATCCGACATTTGTCCGCGCGCAAATTGAATTGCTGCGCATTTCGCATCCCGGGATCTGGGACGACGGTGACGAGATACTGCTCGCCGACATGCTCGAGGCACAGACCGGACTCTATGAGTTCCTGATCACGCTCATGCGCCGCGCCTTGGTCGACGATGCCGCGGTCGTTCGCGGCAGCGATGCCATCGTGACGGAGTGGCGCGAGCGACGTGATCGCTACGAACGCCGCATCGAGGCCGCCCGCACGCTCGCCTTTAAGCTGATGCAACAGGCCGATGTGCGCAAGATCGAGTTGCCGATCGCGACGCTCTCGATCCGCGCCGGCCAGCCCAGGGTGATCATCACCGACGAGGCCGCATTGCCGGAACACTGCATCCGCACCAAACGCGAGCCGGACAAGGTTGCCATCAAGGAACAGCTCGCCGGCGGCCAGGCGGTTCCTGGGGCGGAACTGAGTAACGCGGAACCAACGTTAGCCGTGAGGGTGAAATGAACGCAATCGAGCCACACCGGAAGACCGATGTTGCCGAGATCGTCGACGACGTGATCGCCCGCGGCGATCTTTCCAAGCTGACGCCCGAACAGCGCGTCGTGCACTATCACCGCGTCTGCCAAAGCCTCGGCATGAACCACCTCACGCAGCCGTTCATGTACATCACCCTGAACGGCAAACTGCAGCTCTATGCCAAGCGTGACGCCGCTGACCAGTTGCGCAAGATCAACGGCATCAACATCGAGATTGCCAGCCATTCCGTGCATGAAGGCCTGTTGAGCGTGCATGTTCGCGCGCGGGACAAGAGCGGGCGCCAGGATGAGGACTTCGGCGTGGTGTCGATCGCCGGTCTGCGCGGCGAAGCGGCGGCCAATGCCTTTCTCAAGGCGGTGACCAAGGCAAAGCGGCGCGTGACGTTGAGCATATCCGGCCTCGGCTTTGCTGATGAAAGCGAGGTTGAGGATTTTCCCGGTGCGGTACCGATGCCGATCGCGCCGCTCGCGCCTGAGACAAAACCCGATACCGGAGAGATCCCGGCGAGCGATGACTACGTCGAGCGTTGGCTGATCTCGCTCGAGAACGCGATTTCGGCCGAGGATCTCGCCATGAAATGGAATGCCGAGCGTGCGTTGCGCGGCCAGATCGAGTGGCCGGATGATGCGACGCCGGCGCGCCTGAAAGACGCGGTCACAAAGCGGATCGACGAGCTGAAGAAACAGCCGATCGAGGCCGCGCCATGAACAACCCGTATCATCACGCGCTCGTCCGCGAGCTGATGGAGCGCATGGTCGAACACATGCTCGACGGGCTCGATCCCGAGGCCGCGCTCGTCGCCGCCGGCGAGGAAATGAAACGCGACATCCGGCTGCACCTGGCGCAGTGCGCCGTGGCGATCGAGACGATCCAGACGGACAGCGCCGACACCGGCGCCAAACTTCACTAGGTGACGTCATGCCGTATAGTTTTGCTGATCTACTCGCCTGCGCCGACCGCGAGACCAAGATGCGTCATCGCGTTTACGAGCGGCGCGTCGACGCCGGGCAGATGTCGCGCAAAACCGCCGACCGCGAGATTGCGCTAATGGAAGAAATCGGCGCGCTGTTGCGCGCGCTCAAGGAAGGTAGAGCGCGACTCGATTTCGACGACGTTGTACTAAGAACGGCAGCGCCGCAGCTCGAGCTGCCACCGGCGCCGCGGCTCGAATTGGTGAGGCGGCCATGATGCTCGAGTGGGTTTCCAATCCATTGCTCGTCGCCGGCAAGCCGCGCAGCCATGGCGCCGGCGTCTATCCATGGACATTTGTGATCACCTTCGACGGTCAGCGGTTTGCCGCCAGCGTCAGCGATGCGCGCGAAGTGACGTTCAAGCAGATCTTTCTCGGTACCGATTTCGAAACGCTCGACGCGGCGCGCGCCGCCTGCATTACATTCCTGCACCGACAACCAGGTTGCGGCCAGGCTCTCAGCCCCCCAGCCGAGATTGGCCGCCAACCGCGCCCGGGACCGCGACGCTAGCCCGTCCAACGGTCCCGGGCGATGACGACAGCTAACCGCCGGGAGGCGAGTGATGGCCGCGATCGAGATAGGACCAGACCAGATCGTCATATCGGCTGGAGCGCGACTACATGCGTGAGATCGCTCGCGCCGCGTTGTCATCCCACGAAGTCAGTACATCAAGGCGGAGCCACGTCGATGAGCATGGACCTACCCCGGAGTGCATTCACGATCCCCGAATTCTGCGCCCGTAACAGCATTTCGCCGGCGCACTACTTCAATTTGAAGCGGCGCAACCAGGGCCCGCGTGAGATCCGCGCCGGCAAGTCTGTCCGGATCTCGCTGGAGGCCGAGGCGGACTGGCAGCGCGCACGCGAGGCCGCGAGCGCAGCCGAGGCCACCGAAACCGCTGCGCATGTTACATCCCACAAACGCGGCGAAAACGAGCAATGAACCGTCGAAATGGACGCTGCGTCAATTGGTTAACGCTTCCTTAACCGCCGGAACTATAGCAATGTCGCGTGAGTCCGAATCCGAGGCTTGGCTGGAACTGGCAAGAGCCATCGGGCGGGCGGCGGCGCGAGATCTGTTTCAGCGGACTTATGGGGTAGTCCACCATGACGAAAAAGAGGGCGGCACTTTACGCGAGGTATTCGAGCGATCTGCAAAAAGATCGAAGCATCGACGATCAGCTCGCGCTCTGCCGCGTCCACGCGATCCGGGCAAATCTTGAAGTAGTCACCACGTTCGTCGATCGCGCCAAGAGCGGCGCGAGTATGAACAATCGCGACGGACTTTGGGAGATGATGCAAGCCGCCAAACGCGGCGAGTTCGATGTGATCGTGATAGAAAGTCTGGACCGCCTCTCGCGCGACCAGGCCGATCTGCCGCAGCTGCACAAGCGGCTTGAATTTGCCGGCGTGAAAATCCTCACATGCAACGACGGCGAAACAACCAAGATGCACGTCGGCATTCGAGGGTTGGTCAGTTCAATCTTTCTGTCCACGCTCGCCGACACGGTTCGGCGCGGTCATGCTGGGCGAGTGAGCGAAGGCAAGTTTCCCGGCGCGCGCGTCTATGGCTATCGATGCATTACCGGCAAGCCGGGCGAACGCGAGATCGATCCCGAGCAGGCGGCGATCGTGCTGCGCATCTTCCGCGAATATGCCGCCGGTAAATCGCCGCGAACGATTGCCGGTGATCTCACCCGCGAGGGCATCACGTCGCCGAGTGGCACGGCAGTGTGGTCAAACCAATGTCTGACCGGCGGCCGGCTGCGCCAAGGCATGATTGGCAACCGGCTCTATATCGGTGAGATCCGATGGAACCGAACGCGCGTGTTTAAGAACCCGGAAACCGAGGCCGAGATTCGACGTGCCACGCCGGCCGAAGATCATATGATTGTCGCCGTCCCGCATTTGCGGATCATCCCGCAAAAACTGTGGGATGCCGCCAACGCCATCCGCCGCGAGCGCGCCGTCCAGAAATTCGGACCAAGCGGCAGAGTGCTACGCGCCGCCCCGGTCCTGGCTCGCAAGGAACACCTGCTGGCCGGGTTGCTGCGCTGCGGCGAGTGCGGCGGCAAGATGCGGATCTATGCGACGTCGGCAACGAAAGGGACGCGCGTTGCCTGCGCGGGCGCCAAGGATCGGTCGACCTGTGAGCACGCCAAAACCTATCACCTCGGAACCTTAGAGCGTGGGGTTCTGGACTGCATGCGCGCCAGGCTCGCAGAGCCCGAACTGCTCAAGGAAGCCCTTAAGGCGTTCCACCTCGAATGGTCGAAACAGCGCAAGCATTGCCTGACCGAGCACACCGCCCTGAAACGCCGGCTGATGGAGATCGACGCCTCGACCACCAGGTTCGTGTCCGCCCTTGAGCGGGGAACCATGCCCGAGGCCCAAATCGTCGCCCGCCTGCAGGCACTGGAAACCGAGCGCGTCGGTGTGGCCGAGCGCGTGCGCCTGCTCGACGGGCAAACGAACGTCGTGGATCTGCACCCGACCGCCATGACCGCGTATTGCGCCAGCATGGATCGGCTGCACGCCGCCCTTGAAGCCAACCGCGACGATGCCGAGGCTCGGCAGGCATTCCGCACCCTGATCGACTCCATCGTGGTGCATAAGACCGAGGAACGCGCGCCGTACCAGTTCACCCCGTACCACCGGATGGAGGCCCTTATGGGCGCCGACCTGTTCCCGACGAGCCGTTCGGTGCCTGAAATCATTAGAGAAAACGGCGGGAAAACGAGGTCTATTATCGCCAAATCACCGAACCCTGAGTTGGCTGAAGCAAACCCGGATCTCCGCGGGAAGATCTACACCCTTGGCCGCTACCGGATGGCCGCGTGATGAACCGGCCGCCAGCCCTCGACCTGTTTTGCGGGGCGGGCGGCGTCAGCATGGGATTGTATCGGGCAGGCTTCGACGTGACCGGCGTCGATTTCAGACCGCAGCCGCATTATCCGTTCCGGTTCGTCCAGGCCGACGCCCTGCGCCCGCCGTTCCGGCTGACCGACTTTGCTTTCGTATGGGCGTCCCCGCCTTGCCAAGCCTACATCCGTGGCGGCTCGCAATCCTGTGACGGACGCCACCCAAAACTGATCGAGCCCATTCGTGAGATGCTCATGACCGCGGGCGTGCCGTTCGTGATCGAGAACGTGCCGGGCGCACCGCTGCGCGCGGACCTCGAGCTTTGCGGGACCATGTTCGGGTTAGGTGTTCGCCGTCATCGATGGTTCGAAGGCTCGCCGCCGCTCGCCCCTTGGGTGCCGGCAACATGCGATCATGGTCGTCCGATTACCGGCGTCTACGGCAACGCTCATGGCAAGGCCGGCGCCTGGCGAGGCATGTTGGCGAGCGATGCCGAAACATGGTCGCGCGAGATGGGCATCGATTGGATGACGCCGGCGGAACTTACGCAGGCGATCCCGCCAGCCTATTCGGAGTTCATCGGGAGACAGGTGATCCAATGAGCCGAGCTATACTTGCATCACCGAACCCTGAGTTGGCTGAAGCAAACCCGGATCTCCGCGGGAAGATCTACACGCTCGGCCGCTACCGAATGGCCGCGTGAGCGCAATCCCTTTCACGTGAAACGCGCGGCGGCGGCCCGGTGGATGCGTTCGCCGGATCGCGAGAGTGTTCGTCAGCGGCCGCAGCGCACAACGCACCAGCGGCCACGGCTGCGCGACTGGCGGCCGGCCTGGGCAAAAAGAAACGCCGCCCCGGGGGCAGGGCGGCGTCAAGCGGTCAGATGGTGGGAAACGTAACCTAAGCACCGGCAAGAGCCGGTGACGCGGCTACCATAACACAACGTTCCGGCCGACGCATTGCAGATCGCAATGCGCCGAACCGGAATTCCGCTATGTGCCGGGAAGGCGGCGCAGTGTGACGCAACCGCGCGCCGGGAGCAATCACCGAACCTGGATCGTCGTGCGCGGGCTATTCACCGTTGGCTGTGGCGGTGCCGGCGGCGGCGGATAGAGCGGCCGGCCGGCGAGTTCCCGGGCGAGAATGTCGTCGGCGGATCCGCGCAGCTCGTAGCGCGCGACGCACCCGGAGAGCAGCACGGCCAGCGCCACGATCGAGAGCGCCGCGGTGACGATGGCGATATAGAACACGCGCCGGTCGCTTCTCATCGGCTCGGCTCGGGCTCGGTCCGCTCGGCCAGCCCGACGATGGTGCCGGCGCCCTCGCGCTCGAGCTCGGCCGCGATCGGCTCGCGCACGTCCGTGTAGATCGTGCCGGCGCGATACAGAATCCCATAACGGCGGCGCGCGCCGCCGTTGAACTGATAGTCGCGCGTGACGTTGACGGTTTTCACAGCAGCGCCCTGGCCCTTGCCAGATCTTCGATGGTCGTGGCGCGCACAATGTGCGGATCTGCCGTGATGTCGCGCAGCCGCCGTTTTTCCGCAACGATGCGCGCCTTCTCGGCAGCGTCGCCGGCCTCGTCGGCGCGGATGTATGCGATGTCCAGCGCGATCAGCAGCGGCAACCGTTTCTGCCGCAGCACGTCACGGACAATCGCACGCGCCTTTTCCATGTCGTAGGTCACGCCGCCCTTGCCGTCACTGATCCAGGCATTGCGGAACGTGCGATCCGGCGGAATCATCTTGTCCTCGATAACGTGCGGATCGATGACGCCGGCCGGGATGGTTTGCCATGCGCGCTCGAGGGCTTCCTCCTCGGTGATGTCCTCGGGTTTCGGCGCGGTGTTAATCGCCGGCACAACGATTGCGATCACCCCATCCTCTTGGGTGTATGCGATGTACTTGGCCATGATGGTCACTGGTCCCCGAACGCGGCGGCGTCATAGGCGGTTGGGTCGACAAACCCCGCGCTGGAGCTGCCGCAATAGAGATTGAAACCACCAGGCGAGCGGCCAGCTATCGAGAGCGTTTCGCCGAAATTGTTTGGTGCCACCGAGCCGACCAGCGAATAGGAACCGACGAAATCGGTTCCGATGATCACGCCGAGCTGCCCAACAGCGATGTCGGTGATCGACGTGATGTTGTAGCTCTTTGCCAGCGTCGGCACGCCGCCGGCAACCGTTACCGACAGCCAGGCTTTTGAAGCACTCGAGTGCTTTAATCTGCCATCGGCCTCGAGCCGCATTCTTTCGACATTGCCGCCGCTCGCAAACTTGATCGCGCCAGTGGCATTGTCGGCCATGATCGTGACGCCGGTCGCACCGTTGCCATACATGAAAGCATCGCGCGGAGTCAGCGTGCCATAGGCGCCGATGGTCGAGCCGCGAATACCGAAATTGGCAATGCCGGCACCGGCACCAAGATCGTTGACGGCAGCAAAAACGGCATTGCCGGCTGCGTTCGAATTGGTGACCTGGATTCCGCTTTCCGCCGTCGAGCTGTTCGTAATGTTGAGCTGGCCTTTGCCCTCGACGCCGAAATTGTCGCGCAAGATCACGTTCGTTCCTGTCGCCGTATTGGACACGGCGCCGAGCGTGTTTCCGGTCAGGTTGTTGTTGTTGATCAGAACATCCGTCAGCGAGCCGGACAGCGCAATCCCGTAGCCCGCATTCCCGAGCGAGACGCCGGTCGGCCCGATTTCGTTTCCGGTAATCGTGATCTTGGAGCACGTGCCGCCGATGACGATACCGTTGCCGCCGTTGTTGGATGCGCGCAAACCGCCCTGGACTTGGAAATTCACCACGCCGGTCGTGAGCGCAATGCCATCCGATATGTTGTTGTAAGCCTGGCCGCCGATGATGGCGACGCCGTTGATGACGGTCGAACCGCCGCCATTGACGACGAGCCCCTTGCCGCTCGACGTATTGGAAAACCAGCTATCGACGAATGTCAGGTCGCAGATGACGCCATTGCCCGTCGGGCTCATGTTCACGCCGGCGCTGATGCAATTATCATAGAACGTCGACACACTCTTGAGCGTCGTGACGTTCTGACCGGTCCCCGGGTTGATATAGAGGCCGTTCTGGCAAAGCAGGAAATCGCAGCCATAGATCAGCGTTTGCCAACTTGCCGCCATCAGTACCGCGGCAAATCCCGGCACACCGGAACCGCTCGAGATAATGCAGTTTTCAATCCGCGCCCCGCCGCCAGGTCCGGCGAGCACAATGCCAATGCCGCCCGATGCGATGTTCTCGATGCGCGTATTGTAGACGCGCACGGAGGAAATGCTTTGCTGATTGATCGCGGCCTGAAACCCACTCCCTGGTGTGGCCGTCAGGCCGTCGATAAAGACATTGTCGATGACAACACCGAACGCACTACCGTCGACGTAGATCGCCGCGCCTTGCCCGGCCGGCGGCGCCGTTCGCGCCACGCCGGCGATGATGCCGATGTCCGAAATGCGGTTATTCCCAACGGCAGCATAGAGCACGTTCGCCGTTGCGTGCGTCGTGACGATGTGGGTCGTCGACGGGCTTTCGCCCCGAAGGTTCACCGCGTTGGTCAGCAGAATCTGCGCCGAGACATACCATCGGCCGCGCGGAAAATAGATCGTGCCGCCGGATGACAACGCCGCGACCGCGGCATTGATCGCGGCCGTGCAGTCGGTGCCGCCCGCTACGGCGCCGAAATCGAGAACACTGACAAAATCGCGCGCCTTGTTTTGCCAGGTGCGCGCAACCGCACCGGTGCCGGCGGCGAGGAAGGGCTCGAACGTGGAAGCATTACCGGGCCCCTTCGCGGTGTAATGATAGCCGGCCGTTCCATCCGGCAGCGTGCCGCCACTCTGCGCCAGGTAATTCCAGTTAGCGTTCGGCGGCCGCGAATTGATATTGCCCGCAACGGCAATATAGCTCGAGCCGAGATCCGCGACAGCGTCATTGATCTGGTATGGTGTCGCGCTGTTCCAATTGCCTTTCCAGATGATGCTCGGCGGGCCCGGGGCGCCGGTTGATCCGGGATCGCCCTTTGCCGCCATCAGGTCCCAATCGTCGGCATTAAGGTTCGGCTGTTGGTTGGTGTTCGCGGTCCTGCTGATATAGCTCGAGCCGAGATGCTGGACGCCGTCCGCTTGTTCGTAGGTTGGCGCCGCAGACCAGGCGCCGCGCCAGCGAATGCCGGCCGGCGGTGCCTGCTGCACCCATACGCCGTCGACCTTGTACCAAAGCTTCCACGGGCTCGCGTCGGTCTTGATCGCCCATTGCCCGTCCTCGCCCATGGCCGGATCTGGCGGATCGATCGAGGTGAAGAGGAAATTGCCCTGCTGATTGAGCTCCTCGAGCAGTTGCCTTACCTTCGACTGCGTCAGCGCAGGGTCGTAGCGCAGCCATGACATCTTGATGATCACATAGACCGCCGCCGCCGGCAGCGTGCCCTGCCATTGCGCCTCGAGCGTCAGATGCGTGTCGTCAACGATCGCGCCGATCAGGCCGACCTGGCCGCCGATGAACAGCCAATCACCGATTTCAACGGTCGGCACCCACAGTGTGCCGACGCCGGTCACGCTCACGCGATCCGGCTGGATCGTAACCGTGCCGGTTTCGTAAATGCCGCCGAGCGCCATGTCAGTTGATCCTTGCGAGCTCGCAGAGGCGAGTACCGCCCGCGCGCTGTTTCACCGTGTTCACGTTCACGCGCCATTTTGTCGTGTCGAGTATTTCCCAATAGGTCACGTTGGCAAACTCCGCGACCGCGGCACCCTCGAGCTCGAACGGCGCGCCGCCGGTGCTGACCTGGCGGATCTCACCGCTCGCCGGGTCATAGTGCACGTAGCTCCTCATCGCGCGAAACTCTGCGCGCACATGCGGCGCGCCAGCACATGCAGCTCGCCTGCAGTCGATCCCGAGCCCTTGCGTACATCGATCTGCACCGAAATGTTTTGCGAGCCGCCGGTCGCGGCGACATCCATGCCGATGGCGATCGGCATGATGTGATCCTGCGCCACACCGGCGAGCGGCGGGATATTGCAGTTCTGTTCAACGACGACCGTGCCATTGATCAGAAGGCGATAAAGTGCCACGCATCCGCCCGATGTCACCGCCGTCCACTGCAGCGTTCCGGTGACATAAACAAAAATGTTTTTTCCCGGCACGCCGCGCGCTGTGACGTTGGTCGACAGAACACCGAAATATCCAAACGAGTCGACGGTGACGTTATCGCCCGCCGATGCCGAGCCGAAATTGGTAACCGCGCCGTCCGCGATCTTGATGTTATCGACCACCAGGTTTGCGATGTTCGCCGCGTGCGCAATGATCTGGTTGGTGCCGACATGAATCGCCTGAATCGAGCCGGCAACGATCGCATTGGCGGTGATCGTGCCATCAGCGACCATATCGCCGCGCAATATGATCTTGGCGCCAGGTGAGCCGCCAGGCGGCGTCACCGTGCCGATCTGAAAGACCGGTACCGGCTCGCCACCACCGACGCCAGGCTGCGCCATGACAAACTTGTCGACCAGAATCGTGAATAATGACGTCGGCGTCGAGCCAGGCGTCGCGGTGCTGTAGAGTTTCAGCCCACTGGCATAGCCGTTGAGATCCGCGGTGACTTGCCAGGTTGCAGCGAGCGCGCCGTCGACCTTAGCGATCGCGTTTGTGTTGGTCGTGATGCTGGCGGTATTGTCGCCGATCGCGGCCAGCACCTCGGTTTCCGTTTTCGACACCGCGTAATCCGGGCCGGCATACACCTTCCATTCCTGCATGATCTTGGCAACCGACGTTTCCATATCGTTCGGTGTGCCGTTGACCGGACCGCCGTTGAATCGCGCCTCGATCTGGTCCGACGTTGCGGCGACCGCATAATCGGCGCCGGCAAATGCCTTGATGACCGACAGCGCCGACGCGACCGTTTGCCCGTCCTGCAGATCACTCTCGACGCCTTCAAACGTGCCTTTGAATCTCGCCTCGATCAGATTGGAGGTTTGCGCCGCGGCCCCGTCGGCGCCGGCGAATGTCAACCATTGCTCTGACACCATGGCGGCCGACACCAGGAGCTGCCAGGGATCCAACGGCGGTTCCATTCCGACATTGTCCGCGCTGCACCAGTACATCAGATCGTCGTGCCGCACCTGGTCGCCGTCGTGATATTCGGTGAACGGATCCCACGCACCGCGCCACACGAAACCAAACTGCGCGCTGACCTGTTCGCGCAAGCGAATCGTGTCCTCCTTGGATGCGTGGCGATCGAGATAGTTGTGCGCATCCTGCTCGGCGGCTTCGTTGGCGATGATCTGTTCAATGCGATCTATCTCCGCCATCGAGGCGCCGAGCTGATTGGCGACGTAATCCTTGAGGCCGGCCTCGAATGACGCGAGCGTGACGTCGCCCGGGATCGAGGTGAACGCCTGCGGCACGATATGCTGCGTGCCGCTGGTCACCGTGAGCCAGGCTGACCAAGGCGTATCGCGCACCGGCGTCGTATAAAGTTTATGCCGGTATTCGTAGAGCGTCGCCGCCTGGATCCCGTGCGAACACACCGCAGATCCTGACGAGGGAAAGTCCGCGGTGAACGGCAGCACCGCGGTGTCGGAAACTTTCCGGATCTCGAAATCGATCTGATCGACGCTCGGATCCATGATCGGCGTCCAGGCAAACGCAATGCCCGGTGTGACCAGGCCGCCGTCGCCGGGAATGTTGATGCCGGTCGCGGTCATGCCGGCCGCGATCATGGTGATGAAACCGGGGATTCCGCCGGCGCCGACGTCGGGCGGGAACAGCTCGCCGGCGGTCGTCCAGGAATAGACGCTGTTTGACGTGCGCTCGTATGTCAGCGTCACGACGTGGCGCGCGGCGTCGAGCTGCGCGCTGGTGACCATGATGGTCATGCTGCCGTGGCGCTGCGAATTGTAGCTGAGCCAATCGCCCGGTTGCACGCCGATCCATTTGGCCGGCAGCGTGACGGTGCCCTGGCCCTCCTGCAGCGTGCGACGCCGTTCGCTTTCCGCGATGCGCTGCGCCTGGCTGGAGCTGTACACTTGCGTCAGATCGAAATCGCGCGCGATGCGCTCGCCGATCGCGGCATCGCTCGCCGGATCGATGCGCGGCGGGAATGCCGCGCTCGCCCAGTATTGCATCGGGTCGGAAAAGGTCCCGTGCGCCGCGGTGACAATCTCGGTGCGGCTGCGATACTTGGTGAACGTGGCGCGCTCGCCGACGATCAGATCATCATCGGTGAAGGCGAGCGAGGCGACCGGGATCTGCGGCACGCCTGGCACCGGACCGAATTGCCCGCCGCGCTCGAGCGACCAGCCCGCGGTTGCACCGCGGATCGCACCGAGCACATCGGCGTTGCTGCGCGCGTCGCTCACCGCAATCGAGCAGCGATAACGCGGCTCGGCACCGCCGCCGGCGAGCGGGATCGCCTCGTCATTTATGTTCGCCGCGGCGTGATACATCGCCAGCAGCAAATTGACCGGCGAGATATTCATGCCGAGCAGACGTTGCCCGTTGACAGTTACACCGCGGCGGAAATTATATTCCTGCACCGCCGGGTTTGCGCTCGGCTCGTAGGTGTCGACCAGGCCCCACCGGTGCGGGCCGGATCCGCCGTTGGTGTCATCCTTGCGCGGGTCGTAGAGCACCAGCCCCTCGGTCTCGATGCCCAACTGCGGAACGCTGGTGAGCCCGAGCTCCTCGTCATAAACCTGCGTCACCGACAGATAGCAAACGCCGGCGCCGCGATGGTCGGCGGTCCAGCGGCCAGGCGGGTTGGAATGCGTGACCAGCTCGGTGTCGGCCGCCTGGTCATAGCGTCCGCGGAAATAGCGCAGGATCACCCGCGGATTGCCGGCCGAAACAAATTCAGGAACCGAATAGCCCGTTGTTCCGAGATCCGCCGGCAAGGTGCAATTCTTGCCGTTGTAGCGCAGCCAGGTCAGCTTGCCGTGCTGCCCGTCACCGATGACGAACACACACTGCAGGAACATGTTTTCGAACGGCGCCGCACCGTAGACGTTGGTGTAGACGTGATGCCCGCCGGTTGCGCCCGGGCCCATGCGCGCCGAGCGCGCCAGGCCCGCCCCGTATTGCACCGACAGCGAGGTGCCGCCCCGTTCCGATGCAGTGCCATCCGCCGGCTGGTTGCCCTTGCTCAGCACCGAGGCGGCGACCGAGATGCCGGCCGAGATCACGCCGGTGACGATCGCGCCGCCGACCGCGCTGGCGATCGCCGCGCTCACACCGGTTCCGGCAATCACCGCGGTGAGGCCGATCGCCGCCGAGATCGGCTCGCCATGCGCCGGCGTGCAGGCGACCGTTAAGCACGTCGAGGCGAGCAGCGCCGCGGCCAGGCGTTTCATGGCACCTTGAACGCGCGCGACAGCGCCGAGCGCGGCAAGCGCACCGTGCCGGTCTGGCCCTTGCCGATCAGCTCGAGCCCGACGCACACAACGCCGCCGCCGATGATCGCGCCAGGATAGTCGGCGATCCCGACGTCGCCGCGGCCGCAGAATGCCGGATGGATCTCCTCGAGCTCGGCCGCCATCAGCTCGGCCAGGTTGCCGTGACCGCGCGAGCGCAATGCCGCGCGCGCCGTGGCGGCGTCGTCATAGACCAGGCGGAACCGATCCGGCAGCTCGTCGATCATGGCCTCGATCGCGTCGCGCAACAGCGTGGCGCAATCCGAGATCCCATAGGCGAACGGTTGCGCGTCGTGCCACGCGAGCACCTCGACGAGCCGTTCGAACCAATCTTCGCGGCGCATCAATGCGGCCCCGCCAGGAACGTCGCCGAGGTGCCGTCCTCTTTGCGGCCGTAGGGGATCTGTTGCGTCGCGGTGATTGCCGCATGCTCGAAAAACCGATCGGCCGGGTCGATCAGCTTCTGATCGGAATCCGAGCGCATGCGGTAGCCGAGCCGCGCGTGATCGAGCGACATCGGTTCGAGGTGCGCCACCAGGACATAGTCGCCGCCGATCGTCTGCTCATGGGTGATCAGATCGATGTAACCCTGCCACCATTGAATGACCGTCACGACGTTGCCGGTGATCGGGTCGAACCAGCACAGCGACAGATGCGCCGGCCGGTTTTTGTATTGGTAGGCGTCGATCGTCGCGAGCAGATCCGGCGAGAGCTCGGTCTCGGGCACCGCGCGCAGCCGCACCGTCATCGGCGAGGCCGAGAGATCGGTGCCGAGATTGAACTGCGACAGCTCGATCAGCGAGCCGGCGCCGACGTACGGGATGCTGTTGACGGTCAGTGTGCCGTAACCGTTCCAGAAACCGAACAGCCCCTCGGGCAGATCGAACAGCAGCAGCAGCGTGTTCGCATAGGCGCCCCTGGCGATCTGCGCCAGGATCGTCGGATCAATGTCGCGCATGTTACACCAGCGTCTGGATCGCTTCGAACGTCACCGGCTCGACCACACCGCGTTCGCCCTGCCAGGATCCAGGCTTCGGGCGCATCAGGCACCAGGCTTTCACCAGCGTGCCGACCGCCGGCACGGCGCCGCCGGTGCGCTGCCACGGGCCGACCGTGAACGGGCCGGCGACGCCGCCGGTCGTTCCGGTGATCGGCTCAAGCGCCTTCACCAGCGCGCGCCCGCCGAGCCAGGGGAATGACACATAGTCGCCGACGCTGATCTTGTAGGACGCCGGCAAGTTTCCGAGCGTGATCGTATCGCCGGCGACCGCGGTGACGTTGCACGTGCCATCGAACGCACCGCCGCCGGCGCGCGTGAGCGACAGCACACCGGGCCCGTAGGCGAGCGGCCAGCACCGGCGCGGATCCCGCCCCATGAACGATTGCCGGCCGCCGCGCAGCGACAGGTACCAGGCGTGCCATTTGCCGTATTCGGTTTCGTTCAGCGGCTTGGTCGTCACCGCCAGTTCCCACAGGCTTCCGCCAATGCGTTCCTGGAACGTGATGGCGCCGGCCGCGGTGCGGCTCATCTCGCCGAGCGTCGTGTAATCGAACCGGCAGCGCGGCGCGACGATGTCGGCGTCGGGAAAATCGCGGGGATACGTGATCATGTCAGATTGTTACCGTCACGTGATCAGCACCCGCGGCAGATCGGCGGCGGTGCAGGCGGGTAGGGCGGCAACCGATCGACCTGACTCTCCCTCGACCCGAAACCTCGGATTCCAGCCCATCAACAGCGAGATCAGCATGATCAGCACAATGATCGCGACGATGGCCCACAACAGTTTCGGAATCGGGTGCGGCAAGGGAAAGCCAAAAGCCGCCGCGGCATAAATGATCACGTAGACGATGATCGATGCGACCACCGCATACAGCAGGATATACAGCAGCCCGATCAGCAGGGACTCAAGCATGGCATCCTCCTATGCGAACGCCGATCGGCGCCGCAGCTCGGTGGTTGCGTGCGCCACGTCCGCGACAAAGCGGCGATCGCGCGCCGCGAGCATCTGTTGCATCAGGCCGATCGTCTGCGGATCCGCCGAGCCCTGCACGATCACGCTCGTCGTCGGCCCGACGACGTTGATACCGCGGCCGCCGGCGTTGATCCCGTTCGGAACGATCATGCCGGATCGCTTCGGCATGAACAGCTCGGGCCCGCGCTCGCCCACCATGTAGGCACCGCCGGCGTTCACCGGACCGCCGGCCATGCGCGCGCCGACCGCCTTGATCCCGAGCAGATTGGTGAAGATCGAACCGCCGCCGCCGGCGGGAGCGGCGAACATGATGTCGAACAATTTGTCGAACGCTTTCGAGGCGAGCCGATTGCCGATGTTCTTGAGCACCTCGTCGAATTTCTTGCCCTCGAGCACCAGCCCCTTCATTGCGTCCGACATGATCGAGCCGAGCTCGCGCGAGGCCGACATCATTTCCGACCAGGCGGCTTGACGCTCGACCAGCTTCTGCTTGATCTCGCCGCCGAGCGCCGCCTGCTTGCGCATTTCCTCGGTGATCGCGGTCTCGGCATCGAGGCCGGCGCGCTTGGCCGCCTCCTGCAACAGCGTGATCTGGCGCGCTTCCTCCTGCTTGGCGGTCGTCTGCCCGACCAGGCCGAGCTCGGTCTCGGCCAGCGCATTGATCTTGCGCAGCGCCTCGACCTGTTTCTCGAGCGCGTCCTTCTCGCCGGTGCCGCCTTCCTTGGGAAAGACAACGCCGCTCGGCTTGTTCACCGTGATGCGCAGCGGCCCCTCGGCTTCCTTGCGCGCCTCGCGCACCAGGTCGAGCGTGTGGCGGATCCGCTCGAGCCCCTTTTGCCCCTGTTCCTCCAGCGGCCCGGTTCTCATGACGCCGGCGAGCGCGGCGACGATCGGCTCGACGGTCGAGAGGATCGTCTCGAGCACCGGCAGCACGTAGACCGTGAGCGAGCTGCCCCAGGCTTTCATTTCGGCACTGATGCGCGCTGCCAGCTTGGCGATCGCGTCCATGTGCTGCAGCGAGCGCGCCAGGTTCTCGTCGACCTTGGCGGCGTCTTTCATCTCGCGGAATTTGTCGACGCCTTCACCGAGCACCTTCACCCAGTCTTTCGTCAGGCCGAATTTTTCGGCGATCCTGACCTTTTCGAATTCGGATCCGGCTTTGCCCATCAATGTCGCGGCGAGCTCGAGCCCCTTGTTGGCATCGCTCACCAGGCCGTTGCGTTCCTTGTATTTGAGATTGTTCGCGTCGAGGAATTTCGAGAGATCGGTCTCGCCGCGATTGATGTCGTTCATTTTGGCGCCGACCGCCTCGAGGCCCGCGCTGATGGCATCGGCCCCTAATCCGCTCGACATGCCGGCGAACGCAACGCGCTGGAACTGTTCGGCGGTCAAACCGGTGAGCCGCAAAACATCGTTGAGCTTTTGCATCTCGTCGACGACACGCTTGATCTCGTCGACCGCCGAGCTCATCGCCTTGGTGATGGCGGCGGCAAGCAGATTGCCGGCGGCGACGCCGAACGTGATGCCCGAGGTTTTTTGCTCGATCTGCTTGAGCTCGCGTTCGGCGAGCAGGCCGGCCTGTTTGAGCTGCCGTTCGAACCGGTCGAGCCGCGCCTCGACGGCAACGATTAACTTTGGTTCGTCTGCCATTGTCCGACCAGCTCGTCGTACCGCTCGACCGTCATGCGTGGAGCTTCAGGTTCGGCGGCGCCATGACAGCGGCGCCATCCGTCAACGGCGGCCGCGAATTCCCAGAGGGAACACTGGTCGACGTCGCGAACCGTCCATCCCATGGCGGCGCCGGCGCCGATGTAGACGGAGAACCTGGTTCGGCCGTGGGCGTCTCCGTCGCCGCCCCGATCGCTTTTCCCACCGCGTCCGCGGGATCGCCGAACAGCGCGCACAACAGCACCTCGCGCGCCGCGACGACATTTTCGAGAAACGCGGTCGGCGTGACGTATTTCGCGGTCAGGCCGAGCGCCATCACCGGCGCCGCACCGCCGCCGATCAGGCCGAGCCGCAACACCTCGACGATGTCGTCGACGCGCCAGGATCCGCTCGCGAGGCGCGAGTAGATCTCGAACGCGCCGGCCTCGCGCTTGGCCTCGAGCTCGCGCAGTTCGCCGATGCGCAGGCGAAAGCGGTGCTCGCCGTCACCCCATGCGCGGGTAATGGATCCGTCCGAGCTCATGCGGCCCGCCGCATCCGGGTATCAGGTGCACCGCCGCCAGGCGCCGCCGTCTGCGTCAGCACGCCGGCGGTCCAGGTCACGACACCATCGGATTGCATCTCGACCGCCACGCCGACCTTTTCGCCGAGCGCCGCGGTGACGTTGAACGTGGTCAGGATGAACTTGCCGGTCCAAACGCCACCGTTCGGCGCCGGCGTGACGAGCTCGACCTTCACATTGCGCGAGCCGTTGTAGATGTAGAAATCCCACCAATCCGGGAAGAACTCCGCGGCCAGGATGCCCTCGCCGGTGATCGCCGCCGACGTCGCGGTGACGGCGCGCTCGGTCGCCGCCGCCATGTCGGGATCGTCGCAATCCGGCACCTGGACCTCGTTCACCTCCTTGGTGAAGTTGATCCCCTGGGTCGTGAGCCCGCACGGTTTGGAAAACACCTCGGTCGGCGTCGCACCGTCGCCGATCGTGATGATGAAATCTTTATAGGGAATGGTGATCGGCGCGGCCATGGCTGCGGTCCTTTCAGGTTAAAGGTTCGGTTTGTGCGCGCACCGTGACGGCGGCGTGCGCCGTGATGCCGTCCGGGTCGCGCAGATACCGGACGGTTTCGATCGAGAGGATGACCAGGCGTTGCCCCTCATCGAGTGTGAGCTCGGCAAAGTGCAGCGCCTTGGCGACCGCGGCGCCAAGCCGCTTGGCGGCGACGGTGTCGGGCCCCGCGGCCCATCCGTCGATCTGCAGCGTGATGTCGGCGCCCTGCGAGCAGTCGGCCGCCTCGGGCAGCACGTCGAACGGCCCGAACGACAAATATGGCTTGACCGCGCCGGCCGGCACCGCGTCATAGATTCGGCCGGCCACGTCGGTGACGTCGGTCGACAGCTTGGCGCGGATCGCCTTCTGCACCGGCAGCGAGGCGTCAATCACGCCAATTCACCTGGAGCGCGACCTTGATCGTCGCCTTGATCGCGGTGCGGATCTGGCGCTTTTTGCTGCGATAGCTGACCCAGAAAAACGGTTGCGCCGGTTGCTTCGCCGTCCCGAACTCTTGCGCGTTGGCATAGTCGTAGCCGCCGACCGTCGTGGCGGCGCCGCCGGCTTTCACCAGCGCGCGCATTTCGTTGCGGCCAGGCTCGACGCGGATCGAGTCGCGCAGCGTGCCGCCGCCTTCCTCGACCGGAACCTTGAAGATCATCGCGCGGCGCAGCACCTCGGCCTGGTTGAATACCTGCGCGCGCACCGGCGCTTTCATCTGCGCCGGCAACAGCGCCAGGATTGCCTGCAGCCGTTTCACCGATTGGTTGGTCGCCATCACACCGCGACTCCGGCTTCCGCCATCATGTCGATCCACTTGCCGTGTGCGACATTGCCTTCGTTCGGATCGACCGCGGTGCGGATGTTGTATGCGGTGCCGGTGCGCACATTGGTCGCCTTCCAATCGGTGCGGATCTGGACGGTGTCGGGCGATTTGCGCACGCGGATGACGACGGGTTGCCGGCCGGCCAGGCGTGCCGCCTCGATGGATTCCCCGCCGAGCCGCGGCGTGATGTTCGCCGCCACGGTGAACATGTCCTGCCAGCCGGTCGATACGTTGCCGTATTCGTCCGACACCGCGTCAGGGCGCGAGAATTTTGCCCGATCGCGCAGCTCGCCGGCGCCTTCCGCAATCAATGCCATCGCTAAACCCGCGGCATCCAATCGGTCGCGTCCAGCTCGAGATCCGGCATCGCGAACGGCTGATCCGGCGCCAGGATCTCGCGGTGTTCGTACAGGTGCGCGGTCAGCCGCATGATGCGATCGACCATGCGCGGCGGAACGGCAGCGGCGGTTGCGAATCCGGCGGTGCATGTCACCACCAGGCCGGCGACGTAATTGCCGACCAGGTATTGCGGCTTTGCGCCGTGAATGGCTTCGGTCTCGATCACGTAGCTGGCCGAGACGTCGCCGCCGGCGGCAGCGGTGAACGACAGCACCGGCGTGTAAGGGATGCGCGCGCGGCCGTTGCAGAATTCGCTCGCCGCCGGCTTCCAAACGTAGGTCGTCGGATTGATCAGCACGTCATTGCGCTGCTCGAGCCCGCCGATTGCGCGGCCGATCGCGTCGGTGATGAACGGATCATCGGTGCTGTGATCGACGCGCGCGTGCACCTTGGCGGTCGCCAGCATGGCGGCCGGCAACACGGTCCAATTCGCCGCGACGCCGGTGATCATGCCGCGGTCGCCTCGAGCATGAATTCGCGCTGTTGCCCGTCGGTGAGCACGACCACCAGCACGGGACCGTCAAGCACGATGTCCTTGATGCCGACACCGGGCAGGCCCGTCGGCCCAGGCGGCCCGCGATCGCCGCGGTCGCCCTTGCCGCCGCGCTCGCCCTTGTCGCCCTTCATGCCCTTGGCGGAGAGCATCCATCCGTCACCCGGCAGCGGCCCGGGATCGTCGCGCAGCGCGC